TTCAATCGTATTCTCTTTTATGCATAAGAAAACCGCAAACATTGATTTAACAACGTTTGCGGTTATATTTTTATATTTAAACTTAACGTATATTTTCCTGCCGATACCAGTGGCCGGGATGTAGCGGGGTGGATTATACATTGTTATGATAGGTGTTTATGTTTTTCATGTGTAAAATTTGTGTAAATTTTTTTGTGTGTAAATGCATGCCTTAGTGCAGGCTTATTTTACATCCATACGATAAATACGGCAGATGCAACCAAAATACATGATCATGTTTAGTGCGAATCTTAAAGGACATATCCTTCCAATCTAATACATGCAGATAATCTAACCTGTGGATTGTATATTCGCTACCTTCAAAATTGTAGTAAATATAATCGTCATCAGACAGGTTATTATTTTGTATAAATCTTTGCATGAAACCCCTCCTAATAATCCAGCGGTTTTATTTTTTCAAGTTGATTAACGATTTCTCCACAAACACTTTTAACTTCATCTTCGTGCTTTCCGTCTAACTCTTCCGCAATCTCAATTAACTCTTTGTGGCATCTCAAAATACCTTCAGATAAATTATCAAGTATAAAACAAATAGTGTGTTCGCCTTCCATAGAATACCTCCTAATATATTTTAAATTTAATTCCATGCTTATTACACGCTTCTTCTAACTTCTTTTTCCGCACATCTGACAATGTGTACCATATTAATGTCGGATGTTCCTTATACTGCCGAAACATAGCCTTAAATAACTTTCCGTACTTCAAAATTTTATCATCATTAGTTTGCATTGCTTGCAGGTTATCTATCTCTATAAAGCTTACTTTATTATCGACATTAAACATTGCATCAGAAATCAAATACTTTTCTTGATCATTAAGTTTGACCGGCACTTCTGTTTGCCAACTTTTAGGCATACCCAACTTAATATACATATCATTCTTCATAAGGGTATGGTCAATGTGAGACTGTTTTAATTCTTTTGTGCTACCAATAATATTTTTACCCGATCCAGATAAAAAATATATTTTCTGCTCCCGCCGCACCGAAGATATTAGTTTATCTTTTTCCATTTCGTGCAATATCCTGTGGGCATTACGATCCCCGCCCAAACTTTCGATTACCTGCACCTGCTTCCTTGTTGCATAACCTAAGTCATCCAATCTCGATAATATCTGTTCTTGTCGCTGTATTTTTTTCTGTTGTTGGTTCATGCTCCCACTCCTTTAAATGTTCTTTCATATCTTCATCAGATATATAAGGAACTTGTATAATCTGCCTTTCATGCGTTCGATAAATGGCTCTACCTGCATTTTCTAATGTTTCCGCACCTTGTTCATCAATGGCCACACGAGAAGCTACTTCGGTCGGTAAACGAAAACTTATCTTTGCATCGCTATTTTGTTTAATTTGTCGAGGTAATGTGTCGGATGTGGGATATTGAGTGCAAAATATATTCCTGTAACCAAGTGCGCCAGCAACACGTGCAATTTCTGATAGCGTATGTTGGCAAAACTTAAACATATCTTTCTGTTCTTTAGTTTGGTGAGTGGCAGGAGCAAGTTCCGCGCCTTCATCTGTAATAATGAATTTACGTTTCTTAATATCAGTATTTAAAATGTTCGTGTAACCATTCTGTTTAAAGTGTGACATATCTGTTTTGATCTGCTCTGAAACGTCTGTGAGCAGTTTATACGCTTCGTTCACATCACTTGCTACTCGCTTAACTTGTTTTATATTTCTATACTGATCAAATTCCAGGCCGCCTTTTAAATCAATAATATAAAACTCCACATCATCTGCATGATATGATATTAAGTGGGTCATAATAAGTTTAAGCAGTACTGTTTTCCCTTGCCTGGTCATACCGGCAATTGTCATGTGTGGTATTTTATCAAAATCGTGCATCGCTATTCCATTCAATGTTTTACCAATGGGTGCAGTCCATCCACCCGAATAATTACGACTAAAATCATAATCATATCTCATTTTTAAATCCTCCTTATATACTCTAATTTTCAATTGATTATCCATTTCCACAGCTACAGGTTTATTCAATGTTTTTTCAAGAATCAGTTCCAGCTTTGGATTATCCATTAATCCGTATGGCAAATTGTAACCGTATATAGTGTAGTGATCTGTTTTATTTGTCCATGAATGCTGCGGAAATTTATCACCAAAACCAAATTTAACATTTTCAAATGTCTTTTTTATTTTCTTTTGATCGCTGACAGGACCGAACAATGAACGGTGTAATAAATATGCTGAACCTGCCCACACTCCGAATTCGAGAAGCATTGTATTCCTCCTTTACCAATCTGGTGTAAAATTAGAATGATCAAACGTATCAAGTTCTGGTATTCCGTTTCTGAACGTACCCGCCCCATAACATCTGCTGCAATCATCTCTGAATTGAGTAACTTTACCACCACGCATGATAGTAACCTCTTCCTTACCCGAACCTCCACACTGCGGACAATCCCAACTAACCATTCCATTTACCACCTACACGTTTACCGCTGCCGTCTAACTTTAAATAGTCACGGGTATTAATATCTTTGTAATAATAAACGTCATCCTCATCGTACATGTACATGAATTGCCCCATTGTTTTATCGAAATCATAATCCTCATTTTCTACAAAATTCATGAGTGGATCAAACGCATTTTCTGAATCAAAATTCATATTCATTCGCCCCTTCATTCGTATAATCTAGCAATGAATATGCAATTGTATGTGCCAATGTTGTTATATCAATGAAATGAACAATGTGGACAAGAATAAAAATATAGCACATATTACGAACAGAAAGAAGTTAAATAGTGAGTAATGTTAAATCGGAAATACAGGTACAGAATCGCATATTCACTTGCCTATACTTAATCATATGAATTGTTTATACAATTATGTCCTTAAATAATGTATTTTTAAATCCTAATAGTGTACTTTTAAATCATTATGTTGTATAATGAAATTATGGTGATATTATGGAAGGTAGGTGAATATACTATTAGTTTAGGGGTGTTGGACGTGGCAATAAAATGCAAAATAAAAATAATCTTAGTACAAAAAGATATTACTCAAAAAGAATTTGCGGAAAGACTAGGGGTTTCACCTCAACAAGCCAATAACTGGATAAGTGGCAGGACGATACCGAGGATGGAAACATTAATTAGAATGTCTGAAGTACTGGGATGTACAATAAATGATTTTTATGAACTTAAATAACAAAGCAGGGGTGATGGAATGAGTCGGTTAAAGGACAGGACTGGAGAAGTTTATGGGAAGCTGACAATTGTTCAATTCTACGAAAGGAAAAACGGTAAAATATATTGGAAGTGTAAGTGTGAATGCGGAAAATCCACAGTCTCGTGTCAAGGGAACCTGCATTCAGGAAACAAAAAGTCATGCGGTTGTTTACGTAAAGATTCCAAGTTAAAATCCAGAAAAGCCACAACGCACGGCATGACAGGGACAAGGTTTCATCGCATTTGGATATCTATGAAACGAAGATGTTCTGACACCTTAAACCGTGATTCACCAGAATATAAAATATACGCTGGTCGTGGCATTGAAGTTTGCGAACGTTGGAAAGAGTTCCTAAATTTTAAAGCTGATATGTATGATAATTATTTAGAGCACGCAAGAAAATACGGAGAAGAAAATACAAGTATTGATCGAAAGGATGTCAATAAAGGATACAATCCAGAAAATTGCAGATGGGCCACTTGGGAAATTCAAGGAAATAACAGAACTAACAATAGACGCATTTATTATAAAGGAAAAAAATATACATTAAGCAGTTTAGCAAAAGAACATGGTTTATCGCCATCTTTATTTATAAGCAGATTGCATAGAGGATGGGATACCGAAAAAGCGCTAAATGCATTTCATGAAAGTCCAGGAAGGAAAGTCAATAACGCCGACCTCTACGAAAGGATTGATTAAATGTACAGAGTTTATGATCGCTTCGGGAATTTTTACGGCGCATACAGAAAAAGAGAGGATGCTGTTAGTGCTTCTAAAAGGATTAACGGGAAAATTAAATATGAATGGGCCCCGTAATAGTATATTTAAATCGTAATTGGAAATAATATTAAAGGTCATAATAGCTTTCAGACATTTAGCCGCCACATTGTGACGGCTCTTTTTTTATACTTGCTTACCAAACTTACCCGTAATATATCCTAGCTTACCTTTGTATTTAACTTCCCAGTAACCGCTACTGCTATTCTTGCCACGAACAGAACCATTTAAAGGCAGCGTACTACCTTTATTAACTGTACCTAAATTGCTTGAGCTATTACGGTCAGGCTTGCTCATGACAATGGCTGCATTAGAAACTCCGACTATTTTTAATTTACCTGCTTTGCCGGATTTTCCATTGGATGGCTTAGGCTTACTGGCAGGCTTGCTTGCTTTAGGCGCTGATCCACCAACGACCTTTACATACTTATCGGCAGCAGTAATATAATACGTTGCGCCCTTACTATTTTTAACTTGGTACTGATATCCTTTGCCGACCTTTACCTTTTTAACAATAGTAGGGAATCCAATACCCTTATCCACACGCCCCACAACGTCCTTGTCAGCCCATGAAGGCTTATTATAAAAACGTAGACCGTTTACCTTAGATTCTACTCTACCGCTTGCAGGTGTGCTTGTTGAGCCTGTCTGCTTTTTTGGTGGAGTGTAGGTAGTCTTACCGCCGGAACCACTAATCATGTTTTTGAATTGATTCCAAGTGATACCTTTGCTTCCATTTCGTAAATTAGTAGGACAATGCTTCCCCGACCAATGGTTGTGCTGTACCACATGTGACAACGGAATACCTTCATCCTTCATAATCTTCTTAACCAATTCAGCAGCGTTTTTGACAGCCTTTGTAAAATCTCCATCAGAGTTAACGCAAATTTCAATTCCAATTGAGTTAAAGTTACCGCCATTGGCTGTATCCCCATCACCTGCATGCCAGCACCTTACGTCATGTGGAAAGGACTGTATAGCTTCCTTATCATCCACTTGCCAATGCCATGAAGCTGTAAAGCCATTCTGTTGCAATCTAGCGTGTGTTTCTGCGCCTGTTCCCGGATCGGTATTTGCAGTCTCGTGAATAGTGATGTGAGTTTTACCGTTCCTTCCACTATAGGTTAAAGCACGACTTGCCACTAAACTTTTACTTGTCTTAACCATCTTTACATCTCCTTTTCATAATTAAAAAAGAACAACGAAATTAATCGCGCTTTTTTCCTTGTTTAAATAACTCATGTCCAAATACTGCCGCACCACTTACTAATATCCCTTGTACAACCGCATCCACATTAAAGCCTAGCATTGCGACAGTAATGACCACACCTATGATTAACAACGCATATGGTATCAACCAATCTTTAAATCGTGGCGTGTCCTTGATGATTTTACCCAAAATTAAAAGCACCGGAATCACTACCAGTGCTTGCTCTACGATGTATTCATTTAATAGTCCTTGCATTTTAGTCCCCTCCTGATTTCCTGTTATTATCTAAAGCGTCTATACGTTTATGCGCCTGTTTTGTTGATTCCTCTACCCTGGTAAGCCTTTGACTATTTTCGCTCACTTTTTTCTCGTTTGATCTCAAATCAATCCTTATATTGTCTACACCATTACTAATATTATCTAGTTTTGTTTCAATCACCGCGTCCCGAGTGGCATCTTTTTTTATACCATCATGTTGCTCGGATTGATAACTTTGTCTCTTTAGTTGATATCCCATAAATGCGATGACAACTGACAATATTGTAAGTGCAATACCGATCTCTATAGACATTTTGAGCCCCCTCTCTCTCTCTGTTTCATCGCATGAAAAAAGCACCCCCGGTGGTGGGATGCTTAAAAATATTTTTTATATAATTGTCTCTTCATTTCTGTGTCGTAGTCTGCATAAATTTTTGTTGTTGCAATATCCGCGTGTCCCAGGAAAACCTGGATCGCTTCAAGTGGTGCGCCATTTCTTAACATATGCATAGCAAATGAATGTCTCAATTTATGTGGGTACACATTTCCGACACCTGCACGTTTTGCGATCCGCTTAATTATCGCCCTTAATTGCGCTATTGATAGTCTCCTAGATTGTCCGCCATTAGATTTGAATTTTCTTTCTGTGACAAATAAAGCCACATCGGTATCTGTCCTAGCGTTTAAATATTTTTTCAGCCATATGGCACACCTAACACCAAAATAAACGTCTCTTTCTTTGTCATTTTTCCCAAGGATAAGCATCGACCGATCAGTCCAGTCAACTATATTTTTATTAGCACCTTGTATCTCTGCTATCCGGCAACCGGTCGCAAAAAACACTTCTAAAATAGAATTTTCGAGTGGTGACTTACAGGCGACCCTCATCATTTCGATTGTTTCTTCACTTTCATATTTCGGCGCTCGTTTTCCCTCTACTGGAATTTCTAATCTAGCAGCAGGGTTTTCAGTAATATAGCCTTCCTCATGCGCCCATCTCCATATTGATCTAAAGTATTTCATGCGTTGAGCAAGACTGCCAGGTTTTAATCTTTCTGTATGGATGTGCAGATATTCCTTCATTATTTTTAATGTGACATCTTCTATTTCCATATCTCCAACATGCTCTATAAAAAGTCTTGAATACATACCATATTGATCCAATGTACTAGGAACGTTGCGACCACTTAATTGCTTTTCTTTCTTATATCTTTCCCAAATAGTAGACAGTAACATAATGATCATCTCCTATATCTTTGTTACACTTAGCGTTACAAAATAATATAACACGTTACGTTTTGCGTGTCAATATGGTATAGTAATAAAAAAGGAGATGATCAAAATTATTGTGACTGTAAAATTAAATAATTTATTAATCGAAAAAAATATATCCCATCGTGAATTATCCAGGTTAACCGGAATCCGTCACCCATCCATAAGTGAAATGTGCAACAACAAAACTAAGCGATTGCCACTTGATAACCTCGCTAAAATTTGTGAGGTTCTTGAATGTGATATACCAGATATTCTGGAGTTAGAGCCTAAATAAAGGCTCTTTTTTTATATACCTTTATTCCACAGTTAGTTGAGTATGGTTATTATTTTTATTGTTTCATTTCCTCAATTAGCATTCTAAGCTCCGTGCGTTCATCAAGCTCCACTGTTACCTTTCCATCATCATGCCACATTGTAATCGTAAACGATGCGTAGTCAGGAAGATCGGGTCTCCGCACGCCCTGTTCATCTGTAGTCATTGCTACTCTCATGACCAATCGCCCCCTTCATCCACAACAAAAAAACGTGATAGGTAAGATACGCCATGATTAAGCATTATTCCAGTAGTAAGGTTAGCAATAATAAAGATGCATCTACATCACTGTTCAGATTATACCTCACACCTCCCACACCATCTCCGACCACGATGCAATCATATGGCTCCCAAACACTTACAACTCTAGCTATTAACCATTCCCAAGTTTTTCCAACAGAAAAGATTCCGGAATCCCCGGATGCAACCATTGTTTCCACTCCATCAACAACTTTCGTTACTCGTATAGAACCCGAATAATAACCGCCGTATAAATAGTTTCTATCGTCTACATAAGATATGAGGATCGCATGGTTTCGGCCGCTTCCCCTGTTCGATCTACTTAATGCATAAACACTATAATCTTTTTGCGTTGCTCCAATATCAAGTTTTTGAATGGAACCACTGGAGGTCGTTTCTGCAAAGCCCGGTGCTCTGACTCGCCCTGAACCTTGTAAAACTGCCCACTTTTGCCCACTATCTGATATTCCAAAACCCTCGGCATATTCTGTTGTTCGGTCAAACACATCGTATGCGATGAGCTGACTTGGATGCCATAACTGAGCCCCCATTTGCGGTGGAAGCTTTCCTTTGTTATACCTGCTTATCAATTCATCCGCTTTTTTATTGGCTATTGGGTCAAACATCACCATTTGACCCACCCCTTACCATCATGAAAATAAACATCCTTTGTATCCAATTCTAAAAACTGGTCGTTGCGTTTTGCATTGGGGAAAATAACCGTCTTATCTTCCGTTGAGTACCCCACTATACTCCCAGTTACTTGAGCATCGGACTGTATGCGATTATCCTTAATTACACTTTCTAATACTTGATTCGTGTTCATTAGATTTTCGTTGTTAGCTTGCAGCGCTTCAATTATTTTCCCCTGAGTTTTCTTAATCTCGGTGTTTTCTTCCTTTATTGCCTGTAATTCTGCTAATGTTGCACTATCGGGATAATTGGACGGTAGTTTTACATCCCTAGGATCAATCGGATTCCCTTCTACATCCGTCACTTTTGTGTGCAGTGCGCCATCTGAACCCTCACTCGGTTCAAATACATCTCTTCCCGGTAACTTATGTTGTGGTGCAGGCCCATCTATTGCGCGCTTTAACTTATCGTTTATATCTGCCATTATTTCATCTCCTTTATGTGTACTTTAATTGGTTCTAACTGCGGGCCGGGGAACGTTTCTTTCCTTGTGTCGCTCCAAATCACTCTAAAATAGGCATTGAATATGCAGGCTACTTCCATATGCATATCCTCGAACACAAGCCGGACATTCCCTTTTTCCTTTTGCTTGATCGGATAGATCACATGATCACCAAATAAAAAAAGAACGTCAGCATCAGTTAAGTCAACTGGCCCGTCCTTGTTTTCTATTATGGCATCCGCGCCTGTTCCCGTGTCACCTTGATATAGATATATCGTATTCATTGCTCACGCTCCTTTGGTGTATCGACTACCTGAACCGGAGTGAGGAAATGATAGTGTGATTCGATTCGGACGGCCTTTAGTGTCACGCTGTTCCCTCGCGGATGAATGGTTACACTTCTGTTTTGTGGTTCTATCGTGACTTTATTCATCTGCTTCATCCATTTCCTTTACCTGCTCTTGGTGTAATCTATCCAACTCTTGTTGCGCTTCCTGATAAGCCACACTAGCAGCTATTCTTTCACCTGTTAACACGCCAACTTCACTTTGCAACCCTTGTATCATCTTATTTTGTCGTTGTAATTGTTCTTGTAATTGCTCCTTGGTAATATCACTGTTCATAAACGTATTCCTCCAATTCTTTTAAGTCTTTTCTAGTATCCTGCAACGACAGAAGAAGTAGATAAATAATGCTAGATACGTCAAGCGAATCCTCATCTGCTTTGTACAGTTTATCGTTCGTTGGGTCTAACTGCTCGATTACTAATCCTGCTCGCAAAGAAAACTTATTAGTTAAGTCTGAATCACGGTAGTTAAATGAATTAACTTTCGACATATCGATAAAATCATTCGCCACGTAAGGTTCTAATGGCTCAATATTCAACTTAACATCTTTCCTACTGCTGTCATGAATGGTTTGCACGGTCAATTCTTGAATATGTCCATAACGATAAGGATTGTCACTGTTTCCTACACCGCTATCGCTTGCTGCACCCTGGAGATAATTTATATACCCCCTGTTCCAATGATTCCTGCTTTCCTTAGAACCTAAATCATATTGGTACCGATCTCCATTAAGACCCCGAAAATGTAATCCGCTAGAAGTTTCAAACAAGTACCCAATGTCTGTCGCACTGTTGTTTCTTACTTCAAAACCGCCAGAAGTTTTAACCCTACGGACGAATAACTGATTAAATAAACTGTTTTCGTCACCCAGGTTATAATCAACAGACCCCGTGTTCATACCTCTAAAAACGTTGGTACTTCCATTTATATTAAACTCAAAGCCTTTTGTATAACTGACTGGCAAATCCCTGATGTGGAAACGATAACCAACAACACTGTTTCCTATTTCGTCCTCTGATTCACGTTTGGTTGTGTTGGCAATAAAACCGCTGAAATAGTTTTCGTCAGATGGATCAAGACTGTGTTTACTTGTTCCGGTTGCCCCCATGAAAACATAAGGGAACCGTTCGTTATAAGCGCGTCCTACACCGTAACCAGCAGTACGTTTTTGGTTATCTTCTTTATCTGTTCTTTCATAAGTGATCCGGTTTCCAACGGAAGTGAAATCGATTCTTGCACCACTGCCAAGCGTAAAGTTGGCTCTTTTCATGTCAAAGTCGCCATTGTTCATGTCAAAGTTTAGGTTTCCGTTTAAAGATGCCAACGTACCGCCCGCAATAAAATCAGCAAGCATCGTTCCGGTTACAACCGCGCTGGCATTAATACCTAATCCAGCAATGATTGCTTCTGTAAAAGTGTTTCCTCCATCATTTGAAACACCTAACCCTCTACTATTAAACACCGTTAAATAGTTAGGATTCTTTTTATCTTTTCCAATAATCCCATTACCAAAGATTAACTCTGTCTGAGCACTCTGTAGGGCCTTGGTTGCGTTTTTGACAGCTTCATCAAGTACGCTAAAAGGCAACTCTCTGCGCCCTTCTATCAGTTCATTGATCTGTTTGGCTGCAGTACTTATATTAGTCTGGTGGCGCTTGGATAAACCTTCCGAACCGATTGTTAATGACAATGCAGTTACGTTACCACGCCAATCTTTCGTGACAGACATGTCGATTACTCTAACTTCTTCATCTAGTCCGATACGTTCATCGATAATAAAAACACGATCTCCGATCTCAGGTTGTGCTAATGCATATCCCTGTTTTCGTAAATCGTGTATATCTGTGGTAATGCTTATTTTTAACGAGTCTTCCACTAATTCTTTTAATCCTCTATCCATTGTGGTCTCATCGGTAATACGCCCGTCTTTAACAGGTGGTGCGTCACGTTTTCCGATTACTTTCGCAAGTGGAGATGTATATTCTCGAGTTAGTTTCGCATCTTGCCAATCGCTACTCTCGCCTTCTCCTTCACCTTCGTTACCAAAGTTGCCGTAACCCTTTGCATACGTCCAGAACTCCCTGGCATCTATTTCTTTTACGATGTTGGAAGCGTTCAATTTATGCCTGTATTGAAATGATGTATCCCGGCCCACTTGTCGTTCCAAGTAGACAATATTTCCAACAATGCGGAACTCCATTTTATATCGTTCTAGTGCACGTTTAAACGTTTCTAGCCGTGATTCACCTGCTCCAAAACCCTCCCATTCGACCGCATCAAATTGCCCTACGATAATAAATTCAAACGGAACGCCTTCAAATATTCTTGCAAATGCTCGTTGTGCTGGCATGTGTTCGTTATATTCTTCATAGATGCGGGAATTATCCATTACATCAAAGAACAATGGAATGGCTTTAATTTCAACTTTTAAACGCTTTTCTTTTACAGGATTCCCTTTTGATTCTCCATTTACAACCTGTGCCGGAGTTAAGAAATGATGATCGGATTCTCTATATTCCATCTTTGTAGAATGCTGACCGACACCTTGCTTTTTACAGTAGATAATCTTATGCAAAACACCCTTATCGTCTATAACTTCCCACATTTCGGATATATCATCTATAAATTCCTTATTCACCTTTGTAGGTAGGACAGAAAAGGAAATCGACTGATTACCATTTAAATCAAACTCATGCGTTGTAGTGGCTTGCAAGTGGTATTCCTTGCCAATTAAATCACGCACAAACATTGTCTGGCTTTTATATTCTTGCACTTGGAATGTTTCCATGAAATATTTCATAGACGTTTTAAAAAAGAGATAGAGACTAGCACTACCGAATTTAAATATTTGTTCATCGCTTAAAGGGGCAATCAATTCCCCGTCTCGTTCCTCGGGCCGCATCAACTCAACAATATAGGAAAGAGTGTGAGGCGTATACGGATTAATATAATCACGCATATATGTCCTTGAAAGTCCGTTTTTTAAATTCGTATACCCTTGCTAGTTTGTCACGGATTGACCGGTGTAATTTTCAAGAGAATCTATCCATTCTTCTTTGACGTAATCCGTTTCGTACTGACCATTACCAACGATAATGTTATTATCTTCATTACCTCCCATATCATGAGTTTGAAGGTGTAAGTCAAGGTAAGCAAATGGTTTAAATTCATCCATTACTTTTTTAGTGTTGATCGATTCGGCTTGCGTGAAACTTTTGAAATCAGAGTTTAAATCAACATCATTTGAATTCCTTCTACCTCTGTTCCTTGATTTCGGCTCATGCGGAGTAGTCCTGTCATAACCCCACGGATTCATCACTGGAATATAAATAATCTGGAAATTACTCAATAAAAAATCCCGGAAGCTAATATCCGGGAAAAGGTTATCTCTTAATTGTTCCATAAAGATTAAACTGTATTGTGTACCCTGCCATTCAGTACCGTGCATTCCGGCTGTGATCAATAATGTTGGTTTGGTTTTATTCCCCAAACGGATTACATACATATCAAACTCGCCGCTTTGATCTTTCCCGATAGTGTAATGGTTATCGAATTTTTTTATCCTTTCGATTACCTCTGAGTATCTTTCGTATTCCACAGTGCCAATAAAATCATACGGAATATTTATCATTATTTCCACCTACCAACGGCATACGTCAACGTGGTTATCGAGTTTGATTTTTCTGATGTGGCAAATTGAACTATGGAGCAACTGTCTTTACTTGGGAAACTTGCAATATCAGCCCATCGTGTGTATGCCTGTGCTGATGCAGAAACGAAATAAGGTTTTTCTTTAAATGCCTTAGGGTATGTCCATTCTTCGGATTCCGAGCGATATAAGGAATTAAGACTAACATTTGCCGTCAATTTTAGGTCTCCCCAGCAATACTGCATCCCATCTGAATAACGGATGTACTCACCATTAGCATTGCTTCCGCTTTCCACAACCTTTACAATATCGCTGTCATCACCGTAAATCTCCTGTTCGAGATCAGTCACGGTCTGTTTAGCGTTTGTTTCCGCTTTATCCGCTTTTTCCTGTGCACCTTCAGGAGTTTCCTTTTTATCTATTTCTTTTTGCAGGCGTTCTTCTAACGAAAATATTGCATCGGGATTCATTTGGAATATTTCTTTCCAGTTGGAACCATCATAACGAAAAACCTTTCCGTAATCATCACCATCACTACTTATGAGAATTGTTGTTCCTACGGTTGGATCACTCGGAAGATCAGAAACAGAATTGACGTGATCATCCCAATTGAGATCGACATTATTCTTTATTTCTTCGTACATATCATCTGTTATCTTGCCGGATATGTTGCCGACGTCGTTATATAATTGCTCGAAATTACTATTAATGTCATTGCGGGTAATTCTATCCCACAATGTACCTACCATCTTTCTCAATGAATATCCTCCTTCCTATTTATAATAAAATGGAAAATCAAATTTAATATCCGCACTCAATGCGCCCTCAATTGAAAATATATTCCAGCCAGGATCAAGCTGAATATACTTTCTATTTGTCCGCCTAAGTGCTTCTAAATTGTTAATTTGTATATTCGCTCCATCCAGTACAATTTTATCTGTGCTGTCTACTTTTTCAGTCACTTTAAATGTTGATCCGTTTGTCTCATTATTCAATTCGAAAAAACTGCTTGATCTGTAAACATCGGAAATTTCAATTCGCAATTTTTGTTCAAATGGATGTATTAGAACATTACCGGCATTGTATACCGCAAATGTTTTCCTTTGTTCGGCTTTGTGAGTGTATTTTTGTGAGTCGTCATCTGATATAAGACCCATGCCGAATCCCCACAGCTCACTGTTGGTATTAATTCCATCCCGTTGTATGTCTTGTGTTGTTCCTATGGATTCGGCAAACGGCAAACCAGGCATACTGCAATTTACATCAGCAGTTGCAAAACGTTGATTATTAGGTATTCTTTCAGGGATAAACGATTCATCCACAGTGACCCGATATCGTTTCCCACGCTCATACTCTTCTGACACGTAAGCGATCTTATCAATCATGGCATATACAACATTGCGTAATAACCTGTAGTCTCTCGTGTCGTGCGCTTTTAAAAGCATCTTTAATTCAATGGGTTCACGATCGCTATACGTTGCCCCGTAATCAATCTTACCGTCCATACCTTCTAATGTTTCTGTTTCTCTTTCTTTTTGTATACTTGATATAAAAATATCCAGAGGCTTTACGCCAACTGGAAAAGGGATGAGATTCATATTTTCATCATATAAAATAAACACGTAAAGCCTCCTAGAAATAGTTTCCTATTGCATTAAATGCATTTTTGTTGTTAACAGCGTTCGTAACATCATCGTCTGTTAGGATTGGCTTTCGTTCAATGTTACGGCTTGATACAACTAATTCAGTAAGCAATTGCACTTGTTGTGTGAGTTTATCGACCACAGCTTCTAAGTGCTTGTTGTTACTATCATTATCGCCACCACCACTAACATTAGGCAACTGCCGTGGTCGCTTATTTCCACTCTCAATATCCTTGCCGGCGAGCGCTAATAGTTTCATAGCATCCGTCCTACGTTTAGGATCAGTCGGGATAACCCATTCAGGAAATCCACCTTCTGCCAACTCGTACAATCCGCTATTTTTAACCAATCCACCACTTGCAAACTTACGACCACCAGTAGGACCCCAACCGCGTGTACCGTATGGTAAATCCTTACGCCAGTTTTTGTTGTTAAAAAATGCTAGTAATTGATCATAACCGGACATGATGTTGTTATGACCCTTCATGCGATAAGCTGCAAAACTTTGCGGGATGTACTGGAGCAATCCGCGTGCAGGATTTCCCATCATTGTATTGATATCTACAACATTAGGAGATTGGATGATCTTCTCATTACCGCCTGATTCTCTATTAATTTGAGCGATAATACCGTTAACATGAGTATTAGTGATAGATTCGTTCATCCTAGCTGCGGCTTTTCTGATGTGAGAACTCCATGCCTTGGCTCCGCCTGATGCAGGACCAGAAACACTTTCTAACTCGTCATCTTGTGTCTTTTTAATAAAGTCTACCGCTTTGCCTTTGACGTAATCAAATCCACCCTTAGCCATTTCACCAAGTGCAGCAGGAAGGACAGGAACTTCTACACCCATTGCTTTTAGTCCTGTATTTAATAAGGCTTTAGGAGTCTCATTATAAACATCAAACGCTGTACCAACGCCTGATGCTGCTTTTCCTATTGCTTTGTTTTTCTTAGAATCGGAATACTTCAATGCTTCTCCGCCCAAATTCAAGGCTTTAGCAACGTCTTTGAAGTTAATACCCCATTCATATTTTGGAGCTAATGCTTCTCTTGTTTCTGTGGCAGACCATACTTGCGATCCTTTAGACATATTAGGTATTAACGTTGGCCTATCTGGACTTAATGAGAAATTACCTTTATGATCTCGCATGAGTTCGGGTCCTGCATTACTACCAGTTCCATCACCAACAACAGCTGGACCACCAGGGTGTTTCCCTTTCGTCCCCTTGGCATACCAATTTAAACTAGTAGCAGGGTCCCAACTCCAACTCTTATCAATTCCGAATTTTTTCAGAACCCACTTAACAGCGTTGATAACGCCATTAACACCAGAGGCTATACCGTCAACCATTTTCCGACCAATTGCTAGCATGCCGTCCTTAACTTTGTGTGCACCTTCGACGATTTTAGATTTCATGTTCCCTGGCATTTCCTTGACCTTCTGAACCATATCCGATACATAGCCAAACACGTTATCTTTTATATTTTTGAAGGTTTCAGTAACGCTATTTTTAAAATTGGTAAATTTTTTTATCGCCCAATTGACACCATTTTTTATCGGATTAACTATAAAATCCTTCGTTTTATTCCAAACTTTTTTCGTCATGTTTCGTATTCCAGTAAAAATTGAGGTCGTTGTATTTCGCATGGAGGTAAATCTATTTTTCACAAACTCAACTAAAAATTTTATTACATTAGAAAATATGTTCCGTATGCCAGTCCACAATGAGGAAAAGGCTTTACTAAATAACTTAGCAAAACCAGCTACACCTTTAAGTAGTTTCCCAAAAAAGGACAGCTGTATAAAATTCCACAAAAACTGAACGGCACCTGAAAATATTTCCTTAATACCAGACCACATTTTTGAAAAGTCGCCGGTAAATAAACCAGAGAAAACTTGTACTAATCCGCGTATTATTTTTAGTCCGCCATCGATAACGCCTTGGATATTTTGCCACACCATTTTCACAACCGCCAAAGCCGCTTTAAAGGTTAATTCGAATATCGATTGAATAATCGGTAGCGTAAATTTCACTGCTGCTAGAATGCCATCTAGTACAGGTTTTGTAACAAACCAGATACCAGAAAAAATATTTGAAAATGCCTGTAGAAAACTTGAACCTTCACTATCCCAGAATGATGTCATGACCGCTATTTTTTCTTGGAAAAAGCCAACAATTGCTCCGATGGCTTGGTTTACCTTTTCGCGTAATGTGTTAAATGCCGACTTGATACCGTCAACCATAGCAAGTATTGTTTCGTTAGTTGTCAAGAATTCCTTGATACCTGATACAGCATTCAGAAAAGCATCTTTTAACTTGTTTATAATACCTCGGAATGTATCTGATTTTTTGTAAGCTAGCGCGAATCCTGTCGTTAATGCGGTTATGATTCCGACTGTTATTCCGATTGGTCCAGTCAAGGCAGTAAATCCGACTTTTAACGCAGGCAACAACCCGCCAAATCTTCCGACCGCTTTGAAGGCTGTTCCAATTACTCCAACAAACGGACCGAATATTTTCAGTAAACCACCCAATGCAAATGATACTGGTCCGATCGCCGTCGCTATTCCCGCAAACAATCCAGCCGCCTTTTTGATTTCAGGACTTAAATTGTTAAGCCATAGCCAAACACTTTTAATAGAGTTGCTAGCAGTCTCAAAAGCACCAGAAATCGTTTCTTGAATCTTAGGCATGTTAGACATCGTCCAGTCCATGGCTTTTTGCATATAAGGCATGAGAGATAGTCCGATTTGTTGTGTTACGGCTGTTAGAGATCTTTTTATGTCGTCATATGAATCTTGAAAATCTTCTGCTGCACTTAATTGATCTTCCGACATAACAATGCCTAGTTCTTTTGCCTTCTCCTTTGCTTCTTCTATCGTAAGCGAACCACCTTGTAATGCGGGCATGAGGTTCCTAGAAAGTTTAGTGCCAAATAACTCAGAAGCTATAGCTGATTTTTGTTGTTCACTTTCCATTTCGGACAACGATTGAATGGATTGAGCCATAGCATCTTCGGTAGACAGTGTTCCTTCTCTAACCTCGCCCATATCAATGCCTAAAGCTTCCAATGCATTAGAATATTTCTCATTTCCATCTGCCGCTCTACCCATCCGCTGGTTAAGTCTTTCGAGTGCTTTTGTCATATTATCTGAGGATATTCCATTCTGACCCGCCCAATAGTCCATTTCTTGATAAAAGTCAGTGGAAACGCCCATTTTAGTAGCACCTTTGGCGATCTCGTCAGCGTTTTCCGTAATTTTGTTGGTTAACGCGAACAAAGAAGCACCCAAACCAACGGCGGCTCCTGCGGCAATAGAAGTTACTTTAGTCCATTTCTTTCCGAAGTTTTGCAAACCTGTACCCATACTTGTAATCTTGCTGCCTGTTTCTTGCAGCTTATTCCCCGTTTTAGTCCAACCAGAATCAGCGATACGTTGTTGTTTCTGCATTTCCTCAAGTTCTTTTGTAGCGCCTTCCACATACCGCTCGAGATTGTTTAATGCGGCCGCTTGGTTGTTGTATGCACGTTCTGCACGTTCTGCTTCAACGCTGCCCCGACCATGTTCGGAAACCATTTTTTCATACTCTTCTTTTGATGCTTGAGTGACTTGTTTTTGTGCATCAAGCTTTTTATTAAGTCCTTCAAGCCTTTTCTCGTATTTACCAACGGATTGGTCAGATCGGTCAAATGCACTCATATTCGATTTCATTTCACTATTTACGGTTCGCAAACGATCTTTCAAGCCAGTTAAACCACGTTCCATTTGGGCTGAATCTAAATCAAGTCCAATCGACAAACCTTCTATTTTTTCAGCCATTATTTACCTCCTTTCTCCCCGAAAAATATCATTAACCTAATAAATCAAAGAAAGAGGTGGATTCTTTTGGTTTATGCTTATCTTCCATAATTTGAAGCAAGTAATTATATGGCATATTCATAATTTCTTGGATAGGCATACCATTTTTAATAAGATCATCCACCAACTTGTCTGCGTATTCAGCTTGTTTTTCGAACTTGAAATCCTCGTCTATCAACCTCTTTTCTTGTTGTTCAGAAAAGCCTTGGTCTCGTCATTTTGCGCCCCTTGTGAAATGAACATTAGGTTTTCTTGCATGGTTCTTAATGCATCTGGACCGTGTAAGTGATCGAGTAGATAATCCTTTGTAAATTGTTTACCGTATACATCAACTGTAAAGTCTGCTAACTTGTCCATTGCTTCTAATTCAGATGCGTCATCTTTTTCAAACTCCTTTGATAACTGAAGTCCTTCCCTAACTTTTTTGAATGGAATAAAAGCAGGTGTCCAATACTTTTCAAATTCCGGTTCCCCACCCTTTAATACTTCCTCTGGATTTTTCACAAGTTCGATCATATTTCTTTTTAAATTAGCCATTTATAATTCCTCCTAATAAATAAAAAGAGAACAGGACTATTCCTGCTCTCTAATCAATTGCTTTCCAATTTTGTTTTTATTTGATAATAATTCATCAATACGATCTTGCGACACATGCTTATTTTCTTCTCTTGGATAAGGATCGCCTTTTATATAAATCACGCCACCATCATTTAAATCTTTAAAATCATGAACGACAACGTATTTTAAGGGATAAAGCAAAGCAAGTAATTCATCCTTACGAGCCTTGCTATCATATCCAATTCCTTGTGCATCCAATTCCTCTTTAATCTGTTTTACAGTCATGCTTATGCACCCTCTGGTTCGGTTTCTTTTCCTGCATCCGGGTGTGCTACTCCAAAGATAGCTTTATACAATGCATCACGCTGTTTTGTTTCTCCTTTTTCGTCAAATCCGATCAAATAAGTTACTTCTTCGTCCAGTCCATCAACTTCACGAGACATAAACTCACCTTCTGTTTCAGCGGTGCCAAATTCGACACTACCAGGTTCTTTTGTTTGCCCATCGATACCAGGCATCATAAACATTCCTTTTGTAAATCCGATCCATTCCATACCACCCTTTTCATTAGTACGCGCAAACATACAGGCGACATATGGTGGTTGTGGGTTGCCAGTTACAGCAGTTAGTCCCTTGATATCCTTTAGCCCGTATAGTCGTTTCTTGTCCTCGATAGGCAATGTGTGAAAAGTTGTTGTTAGCGTTGTGGCATCTGTCGAGATTGCCATTTCCGCAATTACGTTATCGCCAGGTGCTTTCACAATTTCTTGCGGTGTTTCAATTGCAATATTTTGTATAAATTTAATCCGTTCTGCTTCACTTCCTACAATCGCATTAGTCGCTTCGTCCAATTCACCATAATAAAATTCTTTTAATCCGGTAAAAGAACGATAATTCTTTTTGCTTTCAGCCATTCAAAATCACTCCTAATTTTTGATATTAAAAAAGACAGCCTATAAGCTGTCATTGTTTTTCAGCATTATATTTTTTATTTAATAAATCATTAAAATCATTAACTAATGATTGTTGAACTGATAATTCATTACCTGGTTCTGTTTGTATTTCAAAACTACACCCTAGGCGTGTAATGCCATCTTTATAGTTACGGCAATCACTTTCATGATCGATTAACTCCACGTGGGCAGTCACCTTCTTTTGTGTACTAACTCCCATATTCACACCTCCTATAAGCTGTCAAAATCATCTCTATATGCTTTTCCTCGGTAACGCCTTGCGTCACGAAATATATTTACATCTTTGTCCCATTCGTCCACACCAGTTCCTTGACTAAACCCTATATTCCATAACGTGTGGCGTATTCTGCTAGAAATTTTATTCGTTGTACGCCTGTCTTTCGACCACACTTCAATCTGATACATATAATCATCTGTTAACCAGGTATCGTCCGCATAATCACTAGGCAAAGGAACATCTAATGGATCAATTATTATATACGGTTTTTTAACATCGCCAGTTGCCGGATACTCGTAGTATTTGATTCTACCCATTGCCTGTTCTTTGATGTAATCATCAGAAACCAGCGCATCATATATTTTTTCTAGCATCAGACGCCCTCCTGTATAGCCTTTTTAATAGCTTCACGGTACGCGGATTCGGCGTTACGCATCGCTCGGGCGATTGCACCTTTTAGTGGTGGATTAGGATTCTTAACAGTTCCAAATTCGTTTAAATGAATGATGCGATAACGGCCATGCGGTCCGTTCCAATGTATTTTAATGGTGCGGACACCAGCCATTGTCATTGGTTCAGACTTATATATTTCTTCTGCCGTATATCCTTTAGAATATCCCTTGTCTTTGACGGATTTAATTTGGCTTTTTAATTCTTTGATAAACACATCCGCGCCACGGTCTAGCGCCTTATCAGTAACCTGTTGCATCTTAGCCTTACCGAAACGCTTTTCCAATTCAGCAAGTAGCTGCTTTTCCCCTGTAACTTTTACACTCATTTCGACAACCCCGCAACCACATTAATGAAATTACGATCCTGCACATCGGGTTGTACATGCTTGATGTTGTAACGGCAATTTCGATACATTCTATCGTCAATAGATATATAGTGTTTATTAGATGGAATATAATCATCTAACGGATCGCGGATGATGATAGTTACATCAGATTCCGTACCTTGTGACTTAGCAAGTTCCATATCCTTTAACCACATTTCATCTATCTTGGCCCAAGATTTAAACAGTACCTTTTTTTCTGATTCTCCTGGTTCGGGTCCATCATTTGGTGCATATTCATAAAAGATGACAGGTGTGCGTAATTCTCCACTGTGAACGCGTGGTGACTTATATTCAAACTTCCGCATTTTCATCACCCGCCATTTCAATTCCAAGGGAAAATATTTCACTCAAGAAATTGTCCTCAAAGTATTCGACTGCGTCATTGTAAGAATACCTAGTTCTTTCTAATACTAATTCAGTTGCTGCCAAATCATTTTCAGAGTTACCTTCAATATCGAAGTCACCGCACTTGCTTTTTATATAAGCAACAGAAAAGGACAACAATCGTTTCAAATTGTCGTCCTCTCCACTGTGAGTTATGTGCATCCTGCCTTTGAATTCTTCTACAATCGTTTGTGTAACCAATCAGCCCACCTCCGATTATGCGCCTTCCGGAGCACTTCCGTCTTCAACATTACCGTCATCGGAAATATCTACATTCAAGTCATAAACTTGTGCAGCATTATTATCTCTTGGCTTACCAGTCGCAAATTGCTTTGCGATATATAGATCTGCATCTTCCATTGCTAATGTTTCTTTATAACGTTGAACATCCATCGCACCACCAACAGCCGCAATATATTCGCCACGGACAAAGAAAGCCACTTTCCCCTGTGGTACAAAAGAAGATTCTGTTTGTGTAGGGTTAAACGGCAAATTAGTTACATAAGCACCATTTGAGTTTTGGACTGTTGCATTTGCCTTAATGTCAAAAGTGTCAAATGGATTCGTAACCATGACAATTCTATTTTCTACCTTCCGTGGTTTTTCGCTTACACTGCCGTCTTTATCAAGCTTTTCTGCTAGCTTCTTAACCACACCTTTTAATTCATTAATAGTAATGCGACCAGGCTTGAAAGTAAGTTCTCCTACTGATTTCTTATCAGATACTGCGCCAGATTCGGAATCCACTTCTTTTAGCAGTCCAATAGGTTCGTTTTGGTTTGGACCACGACCAGCAACATAACCATATTCCAAACCTATTTTCATAGCTTCCGCAATGATCGTACGAACATAACGTTCTACCCATGCTGGTCCAAGTTTCAACATGTCTTTAGCAATTGCGATAAATGCTGTTAATTTGAGTTGTTCAATTTTTTCTTTTCTAAATGCGGCATTTAGTTGTCCATCAATCTTACCAAATAAAGGACCCCATGCGTATGCAAATTCCGGATCACTGAAAATAAATTCAGTAACAGCTCCTAGATTTTGAATACCGATAGCTTGTAATAACGGATGCTCTTGTACAACATCTTCAAACACTCGTTCTTGTGTTGTTTTTGGCAAAATATCGTGATCTGTAAATCCACCCTCTTCAATAACTGCATTAAAGAATTTCCGTTCTTCCGATGTTAGTACATTCTGACCCCGTGATTGCAGAACATTGTTATCACTCGCGAATGTTTGCGCTTCTTCTAAAATGCGATTCTCGGCATCTTTCTGCACCGCTTCCATGTAATCGGCAAGTGCTTGCGTCTTTTCTTCTGCTGTGGCTTCTGCGCTTTGAGACACCTCAGCGAAATTGTTTTTAGCTTCTAATACATCTGTAAATTTCATTTATTTATTCCTCCTAAAATTAAAATAACCAGCTGTTTTCAACTGGTTTGTTTTCTTCTTTATCATTTTTTAATTCATTGATGATTTCTTGTTTCATATCTTCCATAACATCTTTGACATCATCAACAGTTAATGCGTTTGGTTGCTTGAGTCCATCTGTGCGGATCTTATCAATTACCTGCTGTGGCAACACAACGCCTGTGCTTGCAACCGCATCTTTTGTCTCAAACATGACGCTGTCGGCAAATCCTTTCTCTACCGCCGTTTGTGCATTTAACCAAGTTTCTTTTGACATCATAGAAAGCAATTCACTTTGCGTCAATCCTGTTTTCAACTCATATGCATATGCAATGTTTTTATCTATAGAATCAAGAAAATCACTTGTGTCATCAAAGTCGTCCTTATTGCCTATTCCTATTGTTTGGGCTCTGTGTATCATTACAGAGGCAACCGGGCTAATAGAAACATCATCAGACGCCATAGCTATAAAGCTAGCCGCGCTACCTGCTAATCCGACAATTTCAATTTTAGGATTCACCTTTCTTAATTTGGTGTAAATTTCACTTCCTGCAAATACTGAACCCCCACCAGAATTAATTTCAACCGTCACATCCTCACCATCTTTTAAATCTGTTAATGCATCTTCCACAGATTTTGGGGACGTATGACTAATGCCGAACAGCTCATAGATCCAAGCATCATCATTAGATACAATTGATCCTTTAATGTCTATCTTCTTCATTATTCATCACCTCCTTCGGCATCTTCATAGTTTTTAGTCCTAATATATTTGTCGTGAATCGGATCTTCCGAGTGCTCAAGTCCAATTTCATCACGCAATTCATGACCGTTCGCAACACTGGACGAGCGTAATTTATCAACAGCGACCGCTATATCAAACATATCTCTATAAGAAATTCGTTTAATTTGAATCCTTTCACCTTTTAAATAGTCTGATTGTTCCACGAACTGCATATTCAATTCATCATGAATAATCCTTATAATAGGATCTACGCAAAACTTCATTCCGTTTCTGGTCATGTTTTCAATGTTCGCCATATCACCTTTTAATAAACTCGGCGGTAAACCTACTGCATGGCAAACTTGATCTAAAAATCCGTCAGTTGCCTTGTTGATCTCATCGACGCTTTGCCCGCTCGTGGTTTGCTTAGAGTGTTCCTTGTATTCCATTCCTTTTTGTTGCGGAACAATAGCGATTGCTTTTTCTTTGATTGCCTTATAAGTCCTGTCGATAAAGTTTTGCAAGTCCCTTTGTCCTTTTTCTGTTTTCAAGAAACTGGACTCCACATCAACAGTTGACCTTAATTGATTCTTCATTTTATGCGTTTCGAACATACGGGAAATCAATTCCCCGTAGTCATAAAAAAGACTATCGACTAATTTCGATAGTTGTTCATTTCCATATTCAAAAAACATGACTTCGCTTCTAGTAAATGTTCCAGACATCATTAGTCCTTTAACATAAACGTTTGAAAACACATCCTCCTTTACAGCGAATTCTTTACGGTTGTAATCTTCTGCTATCAATAAATCATCTGTGCGACTCTTGATGACCAAGCACTCACCGTCATAAATAACTTTGTGGACAATGTCGTGCCAAAACTTTGCAGCGGTTTGATTTTTGTTAGGTTTTACATTGAATTTATAATAAGTAATATCTTTGACGTATTTTTTATTTTTCTTAATACGAAATTCAGACTGGATAATTATCCTGGCAATAAAGCCGATGACGGATTCAATTGCTAATCTTTTTGACACCGTACTAGTCGATTCATCATACAGGTCGGTATCATCAACGATTATGATTTCTTTATTTCTACTGAACGGATTCTTCAAAAATCCCAAATATCATCACCTCCCTAAAAATTAATATCAGCAAGCATGAAGTCCATTTCCTCCTCTATCAGATCATCACGATACAAAGCGTGTATGAAGGCTTGGAATCCATCTGTCTTCCTTCTCACTTCATCTTTCTTCCCGTACGTCCTATTACCCTTGGCATCAGTAATAACTTTAACGTTATTGGTGTACCATCTCATTAATGGATTATTTCCATAAACAACACGCCTTTCAGCGAATATCGTTTCTACCCTCGGAGCAAGCAAAGCTTCAATACCCTTTGTTCTCACATACATAATTTCAAAGCCTTCTGCCTCTAATGCTGTTTTTACTAAATCTAATCTGAATGTATCTGCCACTATGGTTGTAAGTCCGTAAATTTCACGCATTTTAACAAACCAATTAACAACGTGTTTTATGTTTATAACGGGTTCATTTACTATTGTTAAGTGCCCCTCTGCTTCCCAATCTTCAATAGGTGCTTTTAATTCCACACGATTCAAGAAGTTCCTATTAACAAACGAATGGCTTTTCCAAATATAGTCATCTCCATCTTTAAATAACAATCCAACCGCTACAAAGTCACGGACGGACGCAAAGTCTAAACCACCAACGCAACTTTTGTGTTTTAAATCAACCATTTTACGGCTTGTTTCCTCAATTTCTTCCCACGTAGCAACGGACGTTTCTAAATCAGTCGCTGGTCGATTCATGCGTTTGGTCATGAACCTAATTCTGGCAGACGGTTTGGAGTTACCTAGTGAAATATATTGTGTTCTTACTTTCCTAAATAACTCTTTACCATATTCGTTCATTGGTTCATGAAACATCGGATTAGCCTTTTGCCAATTAGAAGGATCATCCATTTCCTCATCATCATCAAGGGTAGCCATGAATACGAATAACGGATCATTTGGAGACTCGCCTTCCAAAACACGCATTGCGCGCTCTTTGAGGTCATCAAGATAACCACCACGAATAAATCCATCTGTCGTGATAAAGAATTCGCGTGAATGTTTTACTTTACCTAGACCGGAGGAAAAAACATCAACTATAGCCGAATCATCATATTCATGTACTTCATCATAAATAACACAACCATCCCGGAGTGAGTCCTTCGTTTTAGCGTTTGATGTATGATACTTAAGAACACTGCCGTTTGTCCTGCTTTTAATTTCCGCCTTCTTATGATGGAAGTTTGTTTGTAAAGCCCCACCCTTACCATCTTGTTCAATGACATCAAATATCTCATTAAATGACGTCTTAGCCTGTTCCTCGCTATTCGCAACGATGGATACGTTGTAGTTATCAATCCCGTGGAGATCGCTAATAAAGAAGTTTGTTAGCGATGATATTAAACCATTCTTACCCGCTCCACGAGCCTTGTATAAAAAGAACTGTTCAAAAAACGGATAATTACCTTCTTTATAATAAAAGAAAACAAAAGCTGTTATGAATTTCTGGAACGGCATCAATTCAAAGTAATTTTTTTCTGTGAATGCGATATATTTTTCGTGCGTAACTTCATCAAAGTAAATGTCGTCACGATTTAAAACATGTTTTTTCAAATAAGAAAACAAAAGAACCAAATACTTACTGACTTTTATTTTGCCAGTTTCGTATTGGTTCATATAATAATTGACGTGCTTATTTATTTTCATTTACATCAAATCTTCTGCTGTATACTTTGGTTTGTTATCTTCGCTGCCACCCATAAAATTGAATGTGCGCTCGATATTAAGTATTGCTGCATTCACTTTGTTTTTTTCGGTTAACAGAGGGTGAGCCTTTACAAAAGTTTGTGAAGCGTTAACTGTTGTTACGGATTCGCCTTCTTCAATTATTGTTTTTTCCATCCGACGATATGATTCCACATGATCTATATACCGTTCAACTTTTTCAACCTCTATTAAACTGCTTGTATCAATCCTGCTCATTAGTTGTTCTCTCAATTCTTCAATGCTTACCATTGTACCCACCCCCCTATATGCGTGTATTTTTCAATATTTCTGTAGAGTCGATCCCCCTGCCCGGTTCCCCGACCGAAAAATAAAACTGAAATTATTTGGCGGGGGGGATTATTTTTTTGAAAATTATTTTGAAAAACTTTTTTAAATTATTTTTTGAGAATTTTTTTATCCGTTACCAACGTTCGTCATCCCACTTAGGTTGTTTTGTCCTACCGAATACCCTTCCATGTATCTTATTATGACAATTGAGACATACACACTCTAGGTTTTCCAACACTAATGCCAGCTTCGGATGGTATTCAATCTCATACTTATGATGGACGTTAAGCTCAATGCTCTTGCGTTGTCCTTCAACCTTGATTGAATCCACATGAACATAACCATTACGCTTACACTCTTGGCACTCCCAGTTGTCACGCTCCAATGCTTGCTGTCTTAGCTTCCTCCATGCAGTAGACCTGTAGAAGGTTCGCTTCTGTTCGTACGTCTCATACTCCATCTATAACCACATCACACTAGCAACGAACGCAAGCATACTCGCTATACATATAGAGGCAAGAGACGCAACCCTTTTCATCTGTTCATCTGATACTGCTCCCATACAAGATACAATCATTATAATGAATAATATTACTTGGAATGTAGTTACCATTGGTCACCCCACCTTGTCCACAGCGTTATTGAAATGTTGCTTGATCAGTGTAATCAATTCACTATATGTCTTGTCCTTATAATCGCGGAAGGAAAAGCTAACCTCTCCATCGATCTTATTGCTTCCTTGGTATACTGTGTATCTTATGTCTGCACCAGTAACACTGATTTCTTGTACCTCTCCGTCACCACGTGCTAACGCATGATCGAATGTTATGTCGTCTATTGTAATCATTGGTTGACCATCTCCTTTTTGTATTATGTATGAGCACGAAAAAAGACACCTGCTATGCAGATGCCTTCGTGCGTTCGTATTAAGTTTATTCTTTGGTAAACTCTAATTCTTTAACAGTATGTTCTTCCTTAAATTCCTCGAACGCTTCATCGAATTTCCTGTCCCAATCATCCCCGAAAACAGCATCGTCTCCATCACCTTCTAATGATGGATCAATTAATGTCAATGTGAAGCTATCTGGAATGTCATAATCTAACGGAAAGCTGTCAATAAACTTCGATTTTTGATCTGCCTTCCAAGCACCATTCAATCCAAAATTCAGGCTCGACTCTTCATTATCATCGGTTTTGATGAACATTCTATTCTCGTCAAAGTTGTAATCTTGGTCAGTATCGTTAATAATTTCGCCTAGTATTTGAATCTCTTTATTTCCTTTCGCATCCACATCAGCTATGTTCTCTGTTTCAACCAATGCATACCTCATTGTAAAATCGCCATCTTCATATATATTAAAACCTTGCTCATTTGTATCATCACTTACGTAATAATTTAATATCTCATATTCATTAGCTGCATCAATTAATGTATCATACTCACTATCTTTATTAACAAACTCTAATGGATCATCTGTAGAAGTGTCTTGTGCTTCTTCTTGTTCAATAGGTTCCTCTTCTGGTTGTACTACTTCTTCATCGTTACCACAACCAACCAACATGACCATTAACATAATTCCAATACCCATTACCTTTTTCATGTCCATCCTCCTATAGTCTTATATAGATTAATTATGATGGACTTGGATAATTTATGCAATAAGTAGTGCCGAGCTTCCACACCCAGCACCTAAGATGTTTGATAAATAATACTGTATAAATTTTCTATACTAATACAATATCACACATCTTCAATAGAGTCTGTATGCTCTTTGTAGGTTCTTATCCTCGTCCACACTTCTCGTATATACTGATGTGAATAACCTAATTCATCTGCTATTTCTTGATGTGTTTTAAATTCTACAATGCGCTTGAATGCTATTTTGTAATCCAGTCCTTCGAGTTGTTCTAGCAATATATCCATGCGAACCTTGGCATAATCTAATTCTTTTAGCCTTTCGTTAAGGTTGTAATAAGAAGTTAGTTTCTTTTCTGATTGAATTAAAGCAGCGTTCAGTCCGAATTCATGATCTCCTGACCCCATTAAAGGAATGCCGCTCTCTTTATCTACATCCACACCAAACCAATACTTGATTTCCTTTTTCGTATACTCTATCTGGTCTTTAACTAATTCAATTTCAATCATAAGGTCTGAATAACTATTCATGATCTGCATCGGATCACCCTTTACTTATTAATTTTCATAAGATCATTGCTCAAATTAGCCACGGCATCATGCAAGTAAGCATTTTCTTCCTGCAGCACACTAATTTTATTTTGTTGCCACTCGATTTTATCCTGCTGTTGCTCCATCACATCGGTTGCTTTGCTATGTGACGTGTAAGTGTATATGCCTGCGATAATAACGATAGCGATCAATGCTATCCAGAGTAGTTTGTCTTTCATGTGTTCACCCCTTAACCAATTTAAGTTTGCTTTCTTCCCGCTTTTTATCTGCCAGATACTTTTTGTTAGGCTCGATTATTTGTGTAATATAAAATCGAATCGGCACAAATACAGACATGTCATTTGACCATTTCGGTGTGCCAGCAGATATGATATAAATTAAGCAGCGCCCAAATTCGGGTTGAATGATATTCCTACTACTATTTGGTTTTGGAAAGTCCTCACCATACTTCACTTTCTGTTTTACTCTATATATCTTTCCATCAATGCTGATCGGCATTTACATCAGCTCGCTTGATAGAATCAGCACTATTAAAGCCGCTTGGGTATCTTTCCCTCAACTTATCATTGTTTGCAATCGCTACTTCTTCTAAAGTCAATCCGTAAAGTGTCGCCAACCCAGCCACATAATGCATGACATCACCAAGTTCTTTTTTGACTTCTTTCTGATTAGTTTCATGACCGTGAAATACTTCTTTTTTTATTTGGTCAGCTACTTCTCCGCCTTCGCCCGCGACACCAAGCGCATAGTTTACTCTTACTTTGTTTACTTGGTCTACATCCGTAACATCTTCAATAAATGGCATTGTTCTTTTTGATATATTTTGAAATTCATTCAGTTTCATTCCTTTTCCTCCTTACATTTGCTTACATCGTTTATATCCACAACCTGCATTAATTTAAAGCCTTCGTTTTGCAATTCCGCTAACCTAACAGCGCTATCCGTCATAATTTCCTGTCCGTTTCTCCGTAACATGTACCACATTATTAATGACTCCTTTCAAATGATTATCTATCTCGTCTAGCAACCTATTAGCTTCGTCCGCATTACGATTATTCAACGCTTGTCTTGCCATATTTATTAGGTGTGATAGTTTCATAGTGTTACCTCCACTAGTAATAACTCTCGCTTATACGTCCACTGCTTATTTTCCGACTTAACTAATTCCTTGTTTTCGTTTTCTGCGTACACTTCTATGACTTGCAGGAGTTCATGATTGCTGTTTACGTATTTTCGTTCAATCATCCAGCGCGGAGTCATTCAATCACTTCCAACCAAGGATGTTTTTCTATGGCTTGTTTAATATCGAACCAATGCTGATATGATTCGATTTCGTGATTTTCTATTTTCAACTCATGATATTTTTTCCTAGAATATATGATGCTAGTACCATCCGTATAATTGATAATCCATCCATCATTCATGTGATTACCTCCTGTGGTTTAATTTCCGTATTCAACTTCCATCTGTTCCATTATCTCCATAACCGTTCCGAACGCTTGGCGAGCACCATTATATGTGTCTATTTTTTTGGTGCTCTTAGTACTTTGGATAGCTTCTGTGAGTTCTAACTCCTTCATTTTCTCTTTATTTAATTCGACTAATTTATACAATTCATCCCACTTATTCAAGGAAGCACTACCTCCAAATAATCAATTTAACCCACCCACAAGCGTTATAAATCCTGCTGTATGTATTTGTCTAGTTGTCTAGTTATGATAGTTTGTGAGCGGGCTGTGTTTGTTTGTGCGCTTTATAATCGAACTGTTATTTAAATTTTTATGTTTTCCTTGTCGAATCTGTTGATGTTCCATATCGTTTCTATCGGTATTTCTTCCTTGAACAATATTCCTTGTTGAGTAAACATAATTTCGTGCTCCTGCTTTCGGCAATCCTTTGCAGTTATTTCGTATAACTTATAATCGCTTCGCATTAACTCATAAGCATCCAGATCGCTAAACCATTGTTGCATGTTCTCGACGCTATAACATGCGCTATACCACTTAGTGTCGAAGTCATAAAACTTGCTGTCGAAATCCATCGGTAATATACGCGATTTACCTTCTGTAAGCTTTTCTATAAAAGGGTCAAACGTTCCGTCTGGTCTGTACCACAAACTACGTTCTGTGTCCTCATGTTCAATTCGATAAATTTTTATCATTGATTTCCACTCCTTCGCACTTTATGTCTACTACCACTCATTGAAAAAGTCATCATCAAACTTCTTGATTTCTTTCTTCGCCTTCCTAAAGCCAAATATCCCGAATACCAACCAAAGAATCAGAACAACTACATATGTTCCCACCGCTATAATTTCCGGCAGCAATACTAACCACCAACTCCAATCAATAACGCTCGTTAGCTTTAAAACTACAAATACAATCGTTAACACCTCGAATAATCCCATATTCCGTACCTCCTTTATTTTAGAACCATTGGCTATGCGGACTTTTAACCTCCACATCCAATATCCTGTCAATATCTGATTTCCGTTTATTAGTCGTTTGCGGAAACTTAGAGATAGCTTCTTCCTCCGACATGCCTTTAGATATCCTTTGCTGTATTGTGGAATAGGCGACTGGATTGCCACGCTCACGTGCTTTCTTTAGTAGTTCAGTATAATATCCGTTAAATAGTTGTTTAGTCGCTGCTTCCTCGTGTGTATATCCGTAAGTGTATACACGATTATTAAATGTGCCTTCTTTGATTCCATTTACTTTAGCAACTCTCAGCCATTTAGCGCGTTTTCCTATTGTTGATTCTGTGATTGCGCGTTGTTTATCCCAACCTCGATCTATGCGACCTCTAAGTGTGCTAGGGTTGATTCCGTTTAATTCTGCTATCTCGTAATCTTCATCGGTTAGGTAGAGTTTAATTGGTATCACCGTCCAGGCGGGATTCTGCGAAACAGATAATCGTAAAGTTTTCCGTTACATACCTAATTGTGCTAGTTACAGTTTTGTGCTCTAAAAATGAATAGTTATCAACTACGTGCTCACCGACCTCCTTTACAATCCGCCAGTCTTTTCCATTCCTCGCATGAACAAGCGCATCTCCCTTGCGTAACTCCCAAATCCCTCTCCCATGCTTACCCCACCATCTTCGCTCTTTTTCAGCAGCTATTTCTGATTCGGTGGCGTGTCTTACGTGTTGTTTTCGGATGTATTCCCAATTTAGAAATCTAGCCATATCCTCACCTTTCACTTCTCTTGTAACATTGGTTGTTACGTCTATTACAAATTGCCCAACTTTAAACTCCGGTTCTACTTCATAGCCGTCATGTATAGAGGCAATTATTTTATCTACATCCATTCCGACTAATGGCTGCGCCCACGATTCATGTCGTGTTGAATTTTCATTAAGTGATTCAAGTTGTTCTCTCTGTTCTTTTTTATATCTTTCAATCGCATCGGCTTGTCTTTGATTAATGATTACTTTTTCAGTCATTTCAATTCCTCCAATTTATCTAATATTTTCCGTTCCGATTCCTGCACCTGTAAAACAAGCGTTTTAACGTCCGACAGAGCTTCATAATCAATTAGAAGGTCTTTGATCATTATTATCTTTATCGCGACCGTGATTGTAGATGCGTACGCTTTAAAACGATAGTCTGTTAGTTCTTCCTTCGTGATTGCATTTTTATATGTTTCATAGCGTTCGATTACCAGATTATAAGAGTCATGTTCGCGTATGCGGACGTTATCTATTTGTAATAGGGTTTGTTTAGTCATGATATTCCTCCTTGATTTCCTCACACTCCGCCACAACTTCTTCGTCCGTCATCATAGCCACTTGATATACTGGATAACCATCATTTAACAGCCGTTGTCGGAGTGCTTTATATATTTTCATTTGGGTTGTCCTTTTGGAGTGCTTCGTCGGCTATGTCATATAGTCGTCGGGCTGCCGAATTACCCATATAACTACTTGCATTGTTTTTTACCTCTTCCAAAGCCTGTTTGTAGCGATTATTTTCCTCCTGCAACGCTTCAATCCGATTAATTTGATGACTACGGTTAAAAATTGAACCTGTGTTTTCGTATTTCATTTCAAATATTCTTACTCGTTCTTCCAATTCCTCCACACGTCTATTCGAATCGTGATTTTCCTCCACAATTCTTATTGCGTCCTCTGGACTGCGAGCAACACCCACAATGACCGGGTATTGTTTCATAGCATTCAAGAAATGTTCCTGGTCTTTTCTTAACTTTCCTTTTTCATTTTTAACTTCAATGAAAACTGCTTTGCCATCTGATTTTCGGTAACCAGACAAGTCGGAATAACCTTTTGGTAATCCAGTATTAAAATATCTGCCATCCGCTGTTTTAACCGTGCCTACGTTCGCTCGGAATATAACTGCATATGGATTTAATGCTAGCCTGATAGAGTTTTGTACGTCTGATTCACGCATTGTTATCACCGACTTTTATCAATCGCGTGGCCGTTTCACTATCCTTTGTTTTTTCTAAATATGCCGGTTGACTAAACCCAGTCAACGTACTTGGACTTAGAGTTGTATATTGCGACAATAATCTTAAAGTATCTCTTCTAATAAACCTTTTTCCTTGGTAAAGGTCATAAACTACATTCATTTTTTTAACCTCTCCTTTTATCAAGCAAGTTCGGACAACACTCTCAACCTGTCCAATCCCTAGCCGGACATGGCCTGAACCTTACTTTTTTAATCAACTTTGGACAAGTTTATCTAAAAGCTAAAAAGTCTCCCTAGTATTTATCTTTTATTCTTTACTCCCTTTTCTTTATTTCTTCTTGTCCAACTTGTCCAAAAGAAGAATAATAGTAATAAAGAGTATTGAAAAGGCTGATATATCAATGTTTTGAAATTGGACAGGTTTTATAAAAGTGATGTCCAAACCTATCCAAAGTGCTGTCCGTTTTATTTTTAATACAACTTCACTCTTGGGTCTATAGTCTCTGTTTCTGAATATTCTTGATGTAAAAGTGTTTAGCTTGGTATTAATTAAGATTCAATTGAAAACCATGACCGGAATATTCACCTCTTAATTCCAAACCAACATACCAACTGCCGTTGCTTCTTATTTTTTGAAATTTATTGCTCATATCTTTTCCGAATTTCGTGCTGTTCATCATATATTGATTGTTTTCTTTAGCCCATTCTCTATAGGCGCGATACAAATCTTTAGCTTTCTCTCTCTCGCCATTCTTGCGGATGCAACACTCTTCAATAAAAAGTTCTACGGCATCCATTTCAGTACGGTAAGTGGTTCGCTGATTTTTAATAACCTGTGGCTCTTTCAATCCAACGCGTTGCCACTCCTGGTAACCCTCAACAGCCCAATTTAAAATACCTTTCATTTCTCTGCGCAATTTGTATTTAAGTTGCTTATCCACCTTGTTTTCTGGTATCTGCACAGTAAATGGTATTACTGCCAATCTGCGCCATATCCCGTCATCCGTACCTCTAATAATTGGTTTGTGATTTGTAGCCATCCACAATTTAAACTCCGGATCAAAGTCGAACTCATCACCGTAAAGGAATCTGGCAGTTACCCTATCACCACCAGTAAGCTGCTTAACAAGTCCTTCATCGAACCTCATGCCATCGTTAGGTTCAGTGGAAGTAACTAATCTAGCACCTTGCAATCTAGCGATATCACTACTCGCTCCACTAGACTGCGGTTTAACCATAATTGTTTGGGGCTGAATATTAACCGTGTAATTACCCAACATTTCTGTAATAATGTCCAAAAATACCGACTTGCCATTACGACCATTACCATGCAAAATAAATAACATTTGCTCTTGAATTGAACCGGATAAGGAATATCCCACTGCTCGCTGCATATAATTAATTAAGTCCTGATCTCCATCGAATATTTGATTTAGAAAATCCAACCACAATGGATAATCTATTTTGTCTGTATATTCGATGGATGATATTTTAGAAAAAAACTTACTTTTATCGTGATCATGCAAATTACCTGTTTTAAGATCGATGTAGCCATTTTGTACGTTTA